GTAGAATTAGACGCTAAAAAAACGCCTTGTGAGCGTGAGCCCTTAGCGCTATTGCATCGAGAGCAGCAGGCGATCATATTCTCAAGGCTTACCGGATCTCCTCCGGACTTAATGCTTTGTATATGGTCCACCGTCGTAGCATCTTGCCCACAATAGGCACACGTGTATCCGTCTCTAGCTAGGACTACGAGCCTTGCTTTCTTGTACTTTTGACTTACACGTGGATCCTGCCTACCTCGTACCACTAGTACCAGCCCCTTTGATTATGAAAGTGTAAGGCTTTACAAGGTGTTGAGTGTTTATGGGTTATGTACTTAAGACCTAGATCTATTTGCTTAAATGGATCTAACTCTTTCATCTTAAGCATTTGAGGTATACCAAACGCAGAGCTCTTAGGGTTATCTGCTCGAGGATCCCATTTACTTTCACGCATCCATAGGATCTCAAGGCATCTATATTGCTTAGAGTTTAATAGCTTTATATGAGCGTAAAGTTTGTAGTTTTCTTTATCTCTTTGTGTGTTTATGGCTTGTGATGCAGGCATATTGCTAAATAGCAATAGCCCGGCCAAAAGCACCAAACATCGCTTGCGAGCTATCCGCGGTAGCGGCTCGCCTGCGAGTATGGAGCGTAGTCCTCTAGTCAAATACGTGTCAATCTTGAGCGTATTCTTGAGCGTGTCCCACAACCTATTAACACGTGTGGATAACTTATGTGGATAACTATCAAGCATCCTTACCCCATCCTTTACCCTTAAAGCTTATGCCCGGCGCGTGATATACCTGCCTCATATGAGTACCGCAGCACATAGGCGCAGCGTTTGAGGTTATAGGTTGCTCAAGCTCATAACGGATATTGCAGCTTATACACTCATACTCATACATCGGCATCGCGTACATCCTCCATTAGCACTATGCCCATTACACCGCATTTAACGCATTGTAAGGACTTAACGTAAGGGGGCAGGTTATCGGTTACGACTCGCTCTATATGATCCGTCATTTTGCCACATAGCCGGCACTTAGTTTTATACGCCATAGTTAGACCTCTTTAAGTATTGCATCTCAAATAGATTAGATCGAGGCACCCAATAGTTATTCTGATACGGGTGTTTGTATTTAGGTTGCTTAGCCATATGTACCGGCATCCATCCCAGTAATACATAGACCGGGCTCCATCCCGTAACTAATATAGCTACATCGTTAGGCCTACCCTCGCCCCTATTTTGTAAGATTAAATGCCCGTTAGCGTGTTTGGTCCATTTAACCTCGATATTAGCGCCCACGTCTGCCTCCTCGTGAGCGTTATCGGTCTTAGGTACAAAGCCGTAATCGCCAAAATAGTTAGCAACCGCCATCTCAGCACCGCAGCCCTCTGCGTGTTGCCATATCAGCTCGTGATAGTTTGTATAAGTCTGCCCGTAATTACTAGCATCCTTAGGATCAGAGTTAAAGGCTACGCCTCGCTCAAGGCCTACACGGTGCGCCGTGATTTCCTGAGCTCTATCAAGAATAACTTTAACTAAGCTCGACACTCTGCACACAACCACGTTACGACCTCTAGGCCTACATCGCGAATAGTTAAACCGCCTGTTTGACTAACCCACTCGCCGCAGTAATCGCACTTATCTACCGGCGTAGCACTTGTCGAGCCGTCGTCGTGGACCGTTAAAGCGATCCCGTTTTTTATGTAGGTTATCTCGCCCATAATAAAAACCCCATAACTATAAGTAAAATAACCTCGACGATTAGTATGTATATGGATAAGCGCTTTTTTGTCATAGTTTGAGCCCGTCCTCGCATCGTTTACAAAATGCCACGACTAAACCATCCTCACGTACGTAATCGTTAATATGCGTATCGTTATCGCACTTTGAGCAATTACCGGCACCGCCGTAACCATCAAAGCTATACGTATGCCCATCGGGTGAGCGGTAAATATCTTTGGGGTTAATTGTCATACCTGAGGCTTCCATTTTCCATCTGATCCGAGTACGTGCCAATATGGGTTACATTGATTAGCGCGGTTTTTCTCGGTGCATTTGTAAGCGGCCCACGGTTTACCCGTTGCCTTAGCCGTACCCTCGGCCCATATCATCGTGCCATGAGGGCACCTTGGCGCAGCAGCTATTAACTCACCGCCTAACTCTTTACCGATCTCTAATACGGCACTCGCCATAGTAGCCATATCCTCGATCGATGCCTTTGTACTCCATGGATCAGCACTTGCCGGTAAAGTTTCTACCTTTTCCATATCTTGCATCGTAGGCCTTGATGAGTGCTCAAGGCTCGGAGTCAGTAAGCCTATGCAGCGCCCATAAGCTGAGGTAATCGTGTCCTCTACCATCCACTTACGCATATTTTGCGGATAGGTTGCTACGTTGCCAAAAGCGTAATCAACGGCGCTAGGCACCGTATCCTCATATTCACGATACGCCTCAGCTCTTACGAGGATCGTACCTTTTTCGATATCAAAGCTCTCGATATATGCCACTAATCTACCGCTCTTAAACTCAGCTCTAAAGCGCTTGATACGAGCGTTTACGTCCTCGTAGTTATCTAAAAACCCCATTATATTAGCTCGCTCTCTTTAAGAGCTTTAGCTATTGCACGACCGCGCACAAAGCCCTCGCCGTGCCCGTGCTTATAACCTATGGAGTAACCAATTACCATAAACATAAAGCCCATACCGCAGGCTGCCAAACCGATCAATATATCTAAACTATTCATTACTTAGCCCTTTGTTAAGGCCGATCAAGCTACTAACCGAGTAGCCCTCTCAGCGTTTGTAGTATCAGTATGAGGGCTTTTTGTCAGATATCAAAGCGTATTCGTGTTTGGCGTGTCGGTCTTAGGGTGCTCTTTAGGTTTAGATTTTAGGCCATTACCGGCTAATACGCCGCCTAGGGCACCGGTTAAGAATATGGCTAAGGTTTGTAAGAGTTGTATAAAATCTCGATCGTTAGGTGCTTGAGCTCCTACGGGCTGCGTAACAAAGACAAGCGCATATACGGCACCTGCGGTAATTACAAAAAAGGTTAAAGCTAATACCGCGCCAATTAAAAATATGAGGCGAGCGTGAATATCCTCAGGCGTTAGCCGCTTATTTTCTTTACTCATCTGTCGTAATAAGGTCTTTAGTGCAGGTCCCGGTAACTTCGCATTGAGGCGGAGTGCACTCAGGCTTTGACCAGTTTTCGTATTCTTGACACTCATACCTTACCCATCCTTGGTAACCGCACCCCGATAGGAGGATAGTCCCCACTATCGCCCCTATCAGGGCCCGGATCATTTAGAGCCTAAGCCGTATTGCTTCTCGCTTGGTTGTACCGCTTTGAGTAGCGGACCTATTAGGCCGGCGATAAAGGCATTAGCTAATACTTTTGGATCAGTAATACCCGACATATACAAAGCTGCTACGGATGCGAGCGCTGCTCGTGCGTATGATTTCGCAGCTGCCTCTAATTGCTTTTTATTCATTGTGCTCTCCTGTAATGCCCTTTAATTGACTTGGTAATACACCGATACCGTTGTAGTACCGCTTGCTACGACACCATATAACGCTTGATGATCTCCGACGGGTACCGTGATTTTATCTTTATGATCTACAAGATAACCGTTAGCGGTAGTTAAGTCCGCTCCGCCTATGTATAGATCATCATTAGTAGCGTGGATTAACGCCGTTTGATCTCCAATACTTTCAGGCACTAAAATCGTTGCCGAAGTAGTTACCGTTACTTGTCTGCTAGTTGGCATCTTTTAATCCTAATTTTTCTATTAGTTGTTTAGCCTTAGTAGCCGACACCTCTACCTCAAAATGCATATCGTCCGGCCTGCTCTTAAAGTCTCCGCCCCACTTGAGGCCGTACTTTTTAGCTAGTGCTCTAATCATCGGTATTTTCTCAGCCGGGAAAGTGTCGTATTTGCCAAGCGGATGCTTTGTAGCGTTGAGATCGATAGCCGTCCCGGATGAGTGACACGATAGCTTTGTAGGGTTGCCTCGCACCATACGGTAGGCGTATGCCCAATCGTCAAAAGTACCCTCATCGATCGGCTCGATTAGCTCGTGAAACTCCGCAGCAAAGGCGGCCAAGAGAGGCCCAACACTCTCGGCGCACCTTAGCTTACGATCCGTACCCTTTACAGGGTAGGACTTTATCTTTATCTCGGCCGGATCTTTAGAGGCCGGGTAGCCGTTATAGCTAGTTTCCATTAGGAGCACTAGGTAATTCTATTTTACGAGGGTCTGAGTTACTTGCAGGGAGATCGCGCAACGCTTGGCGGTATGTCGCCCACGCGGTTTTATCTACCGGCGCATCGTTTACCTGAGTCCAATCGGTACGCGCTAACTCTGTATCGCGCCAATAACGTAAACGAGCAAGAAAGATCTCGTCCGTTACCTCATTATCATTATAAAAACCTGAAATAAACTTTGTCATTATGCCACCTCATAAGCTACTGAGCCATAGATAACGTATCCATTTGTAAACCATGTTGTAAAGTTGTAATCTCTCGATGTAAAAATAGTAGCGCCACTTGTAACGCTTACAATTCCTGTTTTACCAGTAGTTTGATTTTCTACACATGTACCGTTCCATGTGCCGTTCGCTAAAGTCACCGCCTGTATTGGAAGTGTGCAATACAAGGTACCTGATGCCGTGCCGACATTTGTAAGCGTAATCTTAAAATTTGCAACTACCAATTTGCCGCTTTGTTGGTATGACCCTGTCGCGGTATACGTTGTGATGCTTCCGCCTTGTGAGGTAACAGTAGGTGTAAAAACTGTTGATGCAGGAAAACCGCCGCTTGCAGGTGTTGCCCATTTTAATCCCGTCGTTTCGGCTGAGTCTGCGGTTAATACGGTGCCGTTTGCGCCCACCGCCAAACGGCTAAAAGTGTCTGCACCTGTCCCGGGTACTAAATCACCTTTAGCATCGATAGCCGTAGCCATAGAGTTAGTAACGGTTACGGTACCTGAGGTACCTCCGCCGCTAATACCTACACCTGCGGTAACTCCCTCAATATCACCTGTAGCACCCGAGGCTACCCAAGCTGCACCGTCGTAATACCATAGTGAGTTATTATCTTTTGTAAATGCAAACTGACCCTCAGCCGGTGCCGTGATAGCCGCATCTCGAGCGGTAGCGTTTGTAAATACGTTAATACCCTGCATGAGGTAGCCGTTTACGTCGCCGGCCGTTAATACCTCACCGGTTGTAAAGGTCTTAAAACCTAGACCAGCTGCCATCTCTTGCTCCTTAGTATGCTAATACGGAGGTATCGAGCACTCCATATAGTGATGAGTCTAATATAAAGCCATCGATAATTGGCTCTAGTGTTGTAAATGTCGTTTTCCATGAGTTAGGCGTAACGCGGTGTACTACGCCAAAAACTTGTAGAGTCTGTTGCAGGGTCGAGTTACCAGGTTGATTAGTCGTAACCTCTACCGGGTCAAAAAAATCTAAGCTAAGAGCTGCAAGGATGCCATCGTTATAATCGTCCATATATAGATCAAGCTCGACCGCATCGCATCGGGTCCGAGTATCTTTACGGCTTGCTACGTAGGCCCGTGCGTAATCGAGTGCGGCTTGGTCCGTATCCATTACTAGATTTTGTTGGTTATATGAGTGCACAAAGTACTCATCGATAGAGTCTTGATCCTGAGCAATCTGAGCCGTACCGCCGATCTTAGTGATAGAGGCAGAGTTATAAACCTGCGTATCATCTAATCGCCATACGGCGTTAAAGTAGTTTATATCGGTGCCATCGTCATTAAAGCGAGTCACGGGTAAAGCCTGAGAGTCTATGCAAAAAGCGCGATCCTTAAGCTCGACCGATCCTCGAGCGTTAATATAGATAGCGCCATATTCCGAGATGGTTGCCGTCTGTAGTGCAGCTAAAGCGGTGCGAGGGTTGCCCGGGTCTGCCTGAAATATTGTTGTACCGTATTGGATCTCACGCATAGATGGAGGCCACGCGATCTCATCGAGTATAGCGTTTACACGTTCGCCCGGTAAGTCACCGGCCGAGGCTAAAGTAATAGTAGAGACTTGGCTATTTTGGAAAAGTCTAAAAGCATCTACGGCGGTAATAGTCGTGTATACGACATCGGTAGCCATCTTAGGCGTAGTAGTCGTATAGCTAGTAATAAAGCCGCTAAACATTGGATACTCGATACCCGCATAAGTACCGGTAATCTGCACTTTACGCATTGGAGTAAGTAAACCGTAGTAAGGCCCTGACGCATTTTGAGGGTTAAAATCGCCATTTTGATCGACAATACGCAGAGTTAGGGTGCCTGTTTGGAATACGTCCGCCTGAGCGTTACGGCCTCTCATAGTCGTAATGCCGTCTACTTGATTAGATACGTCTACGATTAAAGCCTGAGAGTCTGCTAATACGTTTGTACCTAATTGGCCGCTTCCTAAGATCATAGCTTGAGCAAAAGACGGGCCCGTAGAAAAGTTAATAACCGCGTTAATCGTCGGGACGGTCATAGTGCACCGGCCGTACTAATCGGGTCTCCGCCTCGGTTAAGGCGTTGGATCGTATCCTGCACAAGAGTAGTAAATTCGTCCTGTTGCGCGATAACTCCGGCGCTAATATTTATATTATAAGTTGCAGGGTAGCCGCTTCCGTAATTCATAGTAGGGCTATAGCCGCCTAGGTTATCTTGCTGACTTGGTGTAAGACTATTATAAAACTCTGTCGCGCTAATATCGCTACCGAGTAAAGAGGTGGCCGCGGCGGTAGCCGTTACCGTGTCCAAAATAGCTTTAGTAGAGATTACCGGGCCGGTAACAAAATTAGTGCCACCAATATTAGTTAGCCCTGAGGATCCTGCCCCTGTACCTACCTTGCTTAAAAGGTTTAGATAATCTTGTAGCGCTTTTAGTCGAGCTTCATCGGCTCGTTTTTGTGCGGCGGCTACGCGATCGATCATCGATAGCTCCTCCGACTCGCGGAGTCTTGTAAGGGTAAGAGCTGCGTTAGTCGTTTTGCTCAGAGAGGCAAGGCGAGCTATTTCGGTTAGTTGTATCTGTACGCGCTCGCTATAACTCTCTTTAGCTGCTAACTCACCGGCTGCCGTGATAGCTGCGTTGTACTTGCCAAACGCGATCTGTCGAGCGGCTTCCTTTTCGCTTTCGGCCATCTTGCTATCGTTAATTGCTTTAAGCTCTGTAAGTAATTGAGTGTTAAGAGATGAAAGAGTTGCCTCGCTAATCTGAGTAATACCGGCTAGTTTGGCCATGTCTGCATTTTTTTGCAGAGCTGCAAGCTCACCGATCTTACGGAGAGCAAGGTCGCCGTTATCCTCCTCGATGGCCTGCAAAGCCTCGAGGCGTAGTTTTGTCTCTTTGTCATATGTAGCCTTGAGAGCCGCAGCAATAGAGATACGGTTAGTATCAAATACGGCGGCTGCCTTTGATAACGAAAGTTTATTTTTTTCTGCTAGTTGCGCTTTTTTCTGTAAAGCGATGAGCTCTTTTTGGCGCTTAAGAGCCTCTTTGTCCATCTTAGTTTTTTCAGTTTGGCTCTGAAAATTCTTAAGGTCCGCAGGTAAGCCCTGAGGAAAACCACCTTGGCGGCCTAAAACTATATCTACATTTCGACGTAAAGCACCGATCGAAAACCTACCGAGATAATTCTTAAGAGCTCTACCGGCATCCTCTAAAACACCTGCGCCCGGAATACTAGAAAATAAATTGCCAAGCTCTTTAGCTAGGTATGCCGTGTTAGTAATAAGTCCAGAGATGGAGTCCGCAGCCCCATCGACTTTGTCGATCAGTTTATCCATACCGCCGGCAGATGTACCTAGAGAAGTTACAAGCGCTCCGCCGATCTGCTCGCTTG